CTATTCCTCGATCAGCGTGATTTTCTTATCCTTGTAATTCAATCTGCTTCTTAGGTTTGCTAATAGCTCACGCTTGTCTGACACGCTACCCTCTTTGAGAAGGTACTTGGCATACTGGCGGATATTCACATCATCTTCTTCAACTAGAGCTTTTCCGCTTCGGCCATTTACAATTTTCTGAAGCTTATTAAATCTCCTGATCTCATTCTCCATTTTATGTCTCATGCCCAGCTCATTGATATTTACCTTGTCTATAATCTTAAGCAGTTCATCAATTAATTCTTCTTCTCGGATGTATTTGTTTTTGCAGTTCCTATCACGTGATCTGGTACAACCATAGTAGATATAATGTGCCGATGTGCCATCTTTAAGCGGTTTCCATTTTTCCTCGGCTGTTATGCCAGATTGGCAATATCCGCAGGTGAATAATTTAGTGAAGGAAAACTCTTTATTTTCTCTTTGAATATTATCTCGTTTTAATTGGGCTTGGACTTGGTCAAACAATTCCTTGGTAATGATAGGCTGATGCTTGCCTTGATACCAGTTGCCGCTTTCTCGAGGCCGTTCAAAGACTCCATAGTAGAACGGGTTTTGGAGCAATCTATATACGCCGCTTAATGTCAGGGGCTTGTTGCCTCTGGTATGAAAGTTGAGTTCAAATTTGAGCCAGTTGTATATCTTCCTACCCGAGTAATGTTCATGGGCAACTTTTTCAAACATTTTCTTGATAACGGGTGCTCGCAGAGAATCAATAATTACTTGGCACTTTTTATCCATTAGTCCCTGATTAAGATAACCGAGGGGAGCAGTTCCGGCCCAGAGGCCCATCTCGCACCTTGTCCGTAGTCCGCGTTTAACATTCACACCGCGATTATCATTCTCCAATTTGGCCTGCGATCCCAATATCATGAGCAGAAACTTTTCACTGGGGCTATTACTAAATCTCTGACCGTAAGTCCTAATTTCTACGAGGAGCTTGGCATCCATAAGGTCAACTATCTTACCTAGGTCGCCAGCATTTCTAGAAATTCTGTCTGGTGCCCACGTTAGGATACCGTTGTACTTACCCTGACGTATCTCATCTATAATCTCATTGAAGATAGGACGTTGTCCCGTCTCCTTTGCACTGTGACTCTCTCTTTTTATTTCGACCACATCAAGCCCTTCTTTCTCGGCTAGAAGAAGCATCTCCTTGATCTGGCTATCAATAGAGAGGACTTGTCGTTCCTCGCTCTCCGTGCTTTTTCGCGAATAAAGCACGTACTTCATCTTTGTTACTTCGACTGCTATTGGGGGTGGGAAAGCCCCCGAAATCCCTTGTGTTGGTATGCTATTCATACACTAAGGAATGACGCTTTGGTGGTAGGAGTCCAGAGCGCCCCAAGAACCTAAAGTTGGTAACTAAACAAGGAACATATTTCTCATATTCTCTCGAACCCTCATCATTTTCTCTCGTTCATCTGGTGGCAGATGATCATACTCGCCAGCATACTCTCCTTTGAACACTATCCCCATAACTGGTTGCCTATTATCCTCTTCAATTATTTTCGACAGTAGAATTGTAAAAGCATCAACAAGGTCATCATGCTTCTCAGTGCCAAATCCCAAGATTTGATTACTAAGAATCTCTGAACCTAGAGGAAATAAGACCTTTCCGCTTTGCAGAAGATGGCTTACTGCACTTAAGCGAGCATACTTATCTTGACCATGAACCTTGACCCCATTGACCGGATAACCATCCTTTTTAAGCTGTTCAATAATTGCAGCTTGATAGCTGACATCCTCAACAAATAGCTTGCTTCGACCCATGCTATCGGAAATGGCCTCTGCTTTGTCGATGGTTTCCAAAAATGTCAGTCGTTGATTCACAATATTCGGTAGAATATATATTTTAAGATTTTTTCCCTTGCCGCAAACTCTAGCCGATACCATTGCCGTAAAATCAGCTCTTTCATCCTTAGATATAGCTGGGTCAATTCCGGTGGCACAATACGAATTTTCTTCCGGCGGAGGTCCATCATAGCACTGGATCCATTCTTTTCGTATAAGTTGTTCCTCTGTAGAGATAATCTTGAGTAAATATTCTCTGGCCCAAGAAGCATCGGTAATAGTATTCATCCTTTCTTTCTCAATATCTTCCGGGGTTGGATATTTCCCAGGCCACAAAGGATCGCCATCTTTATCTACAATCGGGTATTCCCGATAAATACTGTTGGGTCGGCCAGTTTCAATACTTTTTTGCAGTCGGCGAATCAGTCCGTCATCGTGAAGCAAGTTGCCGATAGCGATTATTCTTGTCTTTCTGCTCCCGGCTGGAATAACTTCCCCAGTCAGCCAATTAAACAATTTGTCTCTACTCTCCTGGGTTTTTACCGACTCAAGATCTTCGACGTCGTCTAAAATAATCAGATCCGGACGATGTTCGTCGTGCAATACTCCACGGATGCTCTGTCCGACCGAAGCAATCATGATTTTAGCGTTTAGCTTGCTGATGGTTAGTGCCGTCGCACCCCAAGGACCCCTTTCTTCTTCAAATGGCCCTAGGTCTTTTTTAAGCAGTTCATTATTCTCAAGCTGGCGTCTAATATTCATAAGGTATGTCCGGGCTTTCTGCTCGGTTTGACCAACAATGACAACGAATTTCTTTTGCTGGATGCCGAATACAGCCCACAGCACATAGGCCACACTGATTAAAGTCGACTTGGCGGATCCTCTAAAAGCAAGAATAACCGCGAGACTTATCGCCTCGTCTTCAAGAATACGAAATATTTCTTCGTGAAATGGCGGGGTTTCATATTCTAGCCTTTTATGGAAATAAACTGGGAAAAAGAATTCGAATGCTTTTGTAACAATCGCTTTTCTTACATTCTTATCCTTTAGGATTTTATCAAATATTTTCTCAGCTTTATTTTTGTTGTTTTTTATTTTGTCCATAGTTTCTAAGTGATGATAATTTTAATGCTTGGCGTATAAGCCCCTTTTGAGTGGCGGTTAAAGGTTCATCTTTAGTAGAAACTGTTCCGGACAATTCCAGACGGTCGGCATAACGTGGATTGTTGTGGCGGAGTACGTATTTTATTGCTTCTATCTTTTTGTCTTTTACTAGACTGAAGAGTTGCGACTCGGCAATATCAGAGATAAAAAGCCTGCCCTCGAATAGCGCTTCTTCAACCTGTTTCGCGAATTCTTTGCTGGCTTTAGTCCAACGATAGAATGTCATTCGGGAGATGCCAACCTTCTCGCAAGCAATTTCGATAATCGGCGTTCTCATCAATTGTTCCAGTACCGCTTTCTTTAATTTGGCCTGTCGGATTTTAATAGTTTTTTCCTTACTCATAATTTTATCGCTTTAAGGTTAGTTAGTTTTTCGAAGCGGTCAATAATTGTTTGGCAATATTCTGAATCAAGTTCAACGCCGATACAGATTCTTTTGGTCTGTTCGCAAGCCAATAGCGTTGTACCTGAGCCCAGAAATCCATCATAAACAACATCTCCAATGCGAGTGCTGTTTAATATCAGTCGGCGAATTAATCCGATTGGCTTGGTGGTGGGGTGAAATGGGCTCTTGCTTGGTTTTGGATGGACGATTACGCTTCTATCTTTGGACTTGAGAAATTCGTGAGTGCCATACCAGCCATATGCAATCAGCTCGTGTTGCGGAGCGTAATCCATTCTACCTATCACAGCCTGAGTTTTAACCCAGATCAGAAGCTGGGCGAATTTGAACCCGACTTTCAAAATGCCTTCTCGCAAGGCGAAGATCATTTTGTCGGAGTTAAAGATGTAGAAGCTGTTCTTCTTTGTCAGATGTGGTTTTACCGTTTCGAGCCAATCTCGAGTAAATTTTACATACTCCCCATCGCTCTGAATTTGATCATTGGCTATGACCTTGTTTTTTAACAAGGGCTGAAATCCTTCTTTGGATTCCGTGACAGCTACACCATAAGGAACATCGCAGATCACTGCTTTTATTTTGTGTTCCCCAACCAACTGAGCAACAGCTTCTTTATTTCTCGCATCCCCACAAAGCAGCAGATGACTGCCCAGACAAAACACAGAACCATGTTTAATTGAGTTTTTTGATTTGGTCATTTGATATTTTTTTAAAACGATTAATAATTACCTGGCAAAACACTGGCTCAAGTTCGCAGAGATATGCGGTACGTTTCATTTGCTCACAGGCCGACAAGATACTGCCTGACCCAGCCGTCAGATCTAATACGACGTCTCCAGGCTTGGTACAGCGACGCAAAGCCTTTTCGTGGAGTGTTGGATTTTTCTGAGTCGGGTGTTCGTACTGGTTACCTGGCAATCTTTTTACAAGCCATATATTTAAGAGATCCAGAATATCTTCGGTGAGCCGATTACCAGTGCCGACTTCTTTGTTTATGACCTCATTCAAATTTTTTACTTTATCCGATAAGTACGGCCGACCGATTGTTCCATATACGATATACTCTGTGACCTTATTAAAGGCGATGTTGGGTGTGGGCGATGCATTGTCCTTAATCCATATTAATAACCGCTTAGAATTGATATCGAGCTCTTTATATAGTTGCTGCAATAGCCAAACATTTCGTTCATCGCACCAGAACATAACATGGGCATCCGGTTTAGTAACCGAGAGCGCATTCTGGATAATCGACTTCACAAATTTTCTGTATTCAGCATCTGACTTATTATCATTCATTGTGCCACCGTAACTTCCTTTGTTACCGACACCACGATCGTATGACAACCCGATATTAAAAGGTAAATCATCATTTATTAGGTCGGCACGGATGTTGCCCATGAGTTTCTTCGCATTTTCTGGTTGAGTTGCGTCAGCACAAAGCAGTCGATGTCTCCCAAGAGCAAAATAGTCTCCGGGTTTGATAGTCGTGCTTTTGGCTTTTTGAATCTCTTTCTCATCTTCAAATTCATCATCTAGAATTTCAAGGTTGTCATCATAGATGTTGCTGAGATCGATTGAATCAAAACCTGCTGTCAGCAATTCGCCTAGATCAAAATCAGTTGCCAATTTTTCCCAATCCCAAGACGCTCCTGACCTATTTGAAGTCAGAAGGTAGTCTTTAAATTCTTTTTCGGTTAATTTGCGATTAGGAACTCTGACCTCGATTTCTTCACCCCCTCTACCTAGAAGAGATAATGCTAAGACACGCTGATTTCCAGCGACCAACGTTCCGTCTGTATTAATACAAGGCAGTTCGGCTACATTGTATTTTTTAAGGCTTCGTTGTAACCCAGCTAGTTGAACCTGGCTAAGTACTCTCGGATTTTTATCATATCTGACGAGATCCTTTACTCGTCTTTTCTCCGTGTGCCATTCCATTTTTTTTGTTGGCATATATTTTTGTAGGTTATTTAATTAATATCTCACACAACGAAAGCAACCGGCCATATAATGGTCGGTTGCTAATGAAAGAAGGCTATAAATCCAAGCAACAAACCATTTTAGGTTAGTTACCTCGATTCATAGCCCTTTAGTAAATCCGTACGGGCGCTATAGCCTAATCGGACCCACTCAGTTTTTCTATAAATTCATTGAATCTTACTTTTCGCCTTATTGTTTTGCCACTGGGGACTAAAGCGACTAGTATATTCCGCCCCAGACTTCACGAATGGGGCAAAGGTGTATTTAGTTGTTCTCTATGTACTTGATATAAGTATAGCCTTATAGAGAACACCTCACAAGTACCCTGTGGATAATGCTATAAATACGTATTCTGTCAAAATTCATAAAAGTGTTCCGAATTAGGTCTGTCGGTAAAGCCCCTTCGCAACCGCCCTTTTTTAAGCTTGAATGGACGCCTGGTCGATATTTTGCTAAAATTCCCTTAACAATTCATTAAGTAGCCTAAACTCCAGGTATTGTTGCTTGGGGCATGGCGAAAAGTCGTATAAGGCATAAAAACCCCATCATAGGGTCGCCTTATACGCCGTATTGGGAAACCAATGCGAGAGACTCCGGTCTCTACCTGTGGTGGGCTTTTTGTATCCACCATGGGTTAAATTATAAACCTATGGCTATAATAATTTCCCAAAACGGCAAGAACGCCGTGAAGGTTGAGAAATCAACTTTCGAAAAAGAAGATTCTCTTCAGCAGTATATTTATCAAAACCCCGAGAGCATTCCTCTCTACGATATTAAGGAAGATATCCGCCTTCTAATATTAGCTCGGGAGTTCCCAACCAATAGCGGTCCGATTGACGCTATTGGAATTGATAAGTTCGGCGAGCTATATATTGTCGAAACCAAATTATACAAGAATCCAGATAAGCGAATCGTCATCGCCCAAGTAATTGATTACGGTGCCGCGCTTTGGAAGCACTCCAATGACTTCAATGAATTTCTCTCTATTCTGGATGAGCACACTCAAAGAGTTTTTAGTTTAAGGACAACGGAAAAAATTCAAAGCTTCTTCCAGCTTTCCGAAGAAGAAGCGACTGCCCTAATAGACAAGTCGAAACGCAATCTTAACGATGGCGTTTTTCATTTCGTAATTCTCATGGACAAGCTCGACGATCGATTGAAAGACTTAATTCTCTACGTTAACCAAAACAGCCAGTTTGATATCTACGCCGTTGAGCTCGAATACTACAAGCACGATACGTATGAAATAGTCATACCCAGAATTTTTGGAGCAGAGGTTAAGAAGGATATCGCGGTTTCATCAGGTTCAAGTGCAAGGCGAAAGTGGGACGAGCGATCTATGCTCGAAGATGCTAAACAAAAATTCAACCCTGATGAGTTGGTGTTATTTGAGAAAATCTACAATTTCTCCAAAGAAAATGCCGATCTCATAAACTTCGGCACTGGATCATATGCAACGTTTAGTCCGATCTTTGAAAAACTATGCTCTAAATCCTTATTTACTCTCGGTACTGATAAACGGCTCAGCTTTAACTTTGAATGGGTTGGTCATGACAATCCAGAAACAATGGGAAAACTTAAAGAAGGGCTAGATAAGATTGGATTCAAATTCAAAGAAGACTACTCCAATACTCGTCCTAGTTTTCCCTTCGAAGATTGGTCATTGAAAACGGATGAAATAATACGGGTCATTAATAACTTACTTTCATAATGAAAATTATCCAATTACCGAAAAATAAGTTTCTCAAGGTTCTTTCGGTGTCATTATTGGGCATAATTGGCCTCATTCTCTGGCCATTTACAGTCGGAGGATTAATAGTCTTTCAAGTTAATAAGCGGATTAAGTTACGGAGGTTAAGACTAGGCTTGATAATTGTTGTTAGTATTGCCGGAATACTGTTCGGCTCAGTATGGACTTGGGCTTTATTCTCCGGCTCTAGTCCAGTTACTGTCACGGAAAAAGTGGCGGAAGAAAATATAATTCTTGATCCGAGTCCGACAGAAAGTGTAAGTCCCAATAATAGAGAGTCGGATGCTAGTCCTCAGGGGACAACTAACTCAAATCCAAAAGTTAGCACCAAGTCCACACCAAGTTCGTCATCTGCACCTACTTACCAAGTTGTGAAAGTCGTTGATGGCGATACTCTCGATCTTAGTATTAATGGCAAGACAGAACGAATAAGATTGATTGGTATCAATACCCCGGAAACCGTAGATCCCAGGAAACCAGTTGAATGTTTTGGTATCGAGGCTTCCAATAAAGCTAAGGCAACTCTTTCTGGAAAGTATGTATCTCTTGAGAAAGATGCCAGTCAAGGCGATAGAGATAAGTATGGCAGACTGCTTGGCTATATCTTTCTCGCTGACGGCACTAACTTCAATAAGATGATGATTCAGCAGGGCTATGCCTATGAATATACCCATGGTACTCCGTATAGATACCAAGTTGAATTTAAGAAAGCCCAACAAGAAGCTCAAGTCGCCAAAGCTGGACTTTGGGCTTCTGATGTATGTGATGGAAACTTAAGTCCTACACCAGCACCAGTCAATGGTCACATCTTCTATCTCAGTACCTATTACAGTGCTAAATACTACTACTGTGACACGGATGAGGGCTGGAAATCTCTATCGACTCAATATCTGAAGTCTTATCCGTCAGAATCGGCTTTGCTAAAAGACTATCCTAATAGAACTTTGCACGAGGCATGTAGGTAGGGGTTATTCAGTCAGCCAAAAGAATATTTCATTTTCCAATTCTTGTTGTAGCTCGAACGAGTTGCTATGAGAAAGTATGCCCAGATATGAATTTATGCTCTGACCTAAAGATTCCAAAGTACGCTGTTTCCGTTTATATAACAAAATATTGCCATGTATTTTATCAAATATTCTGTCCCTAGTCCTGTCTCTGGGTATCACGAAATGAGGAAAACAAACATAACCCAAGAAATCCACGCCTTGGCTAAACTTTCTGATCGTAATTTTATTGGGATGCAGTTCAAGCTTAAGAACATCTTTAAGAAATCTGTTTATCGACTTTACGATCTCCAAACAATGATCTCTTTGAGGGTGTAGTATCACGAAATCATCTGCATAACGAATGTAATGCTTTTCTTTCAACTGATGCTTCATGAATTGGTCGAGCTCATTGAGATACACATTGGCAAAAAGCTGTGAGGTCAGATTTCCAATTGGCAATCCCTTAGGCTCCTCGGGGTTAATTGTAAATTCTGATTTAAAACTTGAGACAACTTCATTTATTAACCACCGCGCATCAGGATCAGTAACTTGCTTAAATACGATGTCTATCAGAACTTTATGATCAATGCTGGCGAAGAATTTTCTGACATCACATTTGAGCACCCAGCATGGAATAGTCCAATTCTTGCTGACCTGTCGGGCATGTTCGGTAAAAGCCTCTACTCCCCGATGAGTACCTTTATCGATTCGGCAAGAGTATGAGTCGTAAATAAAGTTTGGCTCAAAGATGGGATTGAGATGTTTCACAATCGCATGGTGCAAAACTCGATCACGGACTAATGCTTTGTGAATATGCCTCACCTTTGGATCTTGGACGAAAAAAGAAGAGTACCCCGAATGCTTATACGTCCTATCCGCAAGAATGCGATGAAGCTCCCAAATGTTATCCTCCAAGTTATGTTCAAAGATGAGCGTATCTCTCCGATGTTTTTTGCCAATTCGAAATTCCCTCCACGAAATTACTAAATTCTCCAAACTAATAATTTGATCAAAAATATTATGGAAAACTCTCATAACTATGATGGTAAATTTAGCTTAGATATTCCTATCTTTAAGAAAACGTACGATTTCTTAAAAGAATTCTATATCTTTGAACTAGATTTTCCAAAGAAAGATCGCTACACACTCGGACAGCGTTGCGAAGAATACATCCTAAAGATTCTCGAGGGTATTATGCTTGCGGCTCAAACAAGTAAAAGCCACAAACTGCCGATCCTAGAGTCGGTCAGCAATAAGCTCGATATGCTAAAAGTATTTATCCGGTTAGCAAGCGATGTCGATGCACTCAGTGACGCTAGATATATTGTTTGCCAAAATCACATTCAAGAAATCGGCAAAATGCTTGGCGGTTGGATTCGATCCACTCGCGAGTAAGTAATAGGCCTTCGAAAGAAGGCCTATTACTTTAACTTAGACAAAACTACCGAGAGGGGCAGACGCCGAGATTGGAGTTCGTGTTGTCACGGGTATCGTTGTTGACGTTGAGACCATCCGAATCGAAGTTGCCAACGTTGACGAAGTTGCCGTCGGACGACTGAACCTAAGTGTTTTGTTCCCTCCATAAGCGCCCCGTGGCCACCGGATAGCTTCAAAAAGGAAACATCTCCTGAATTTTACGTGATGGCAGTCTAAGAGTCGACATCCACACTGAAACAAAACACGTAGTTTCGTTTTGTTGCTTTCTGTGCCCGCACCTCTTTCCATAACCGTTAAGCCATAGAAACTCTGGCGGAAATTACAAAAAGGAGATCCGTAAGATTAAACCAGCCGTAGCCAGGCCCAATCTCTATTAACAAAAGCTCGATACTATTATGGCATAAACCTTGTGATTATGACAGCTAGCAAAAATTTAGGATTGGCTGTATATTTGAATAAAGAACTATGCCATTTGAAGCCTATAAAATCTACGAAGAGTACGAGCCAGACAAATACAAGACCTCCACTCAAAAGAAAGTAGAGCAAGCTTTGGATACCGCCAAAAAGGAGGGCTTAGTACCTGAGGGTAAAGAAGTTAATATTGAATTCCAAGAAGCCGAAGAAATTCTAGGTAAAGACTTCTTGGGGCCGGAAGCGGTTCAAGCTACTTTTAACGTAGAATTAACCCCTGAAGAATTACAGGAAATTGAAAATATACCATTCACCAGAGAAGATTTAGAACAAGCCAAGCAATTGGGTATGATGCTGGTTTTAAGAGTACCTCGACTTGGTGAAGGCAAGACGGAACGGCCATTAACTATGGATTCGGCTAGAGAGTTATTTGCTGGCGGTGACACGCTTGGAGATCCTAAGAAAAAGAAGCAGAAAGTTTTTTATGGTAAAAAAGGAGAAAGCTGGTACGACAACGAAGGGTTCGCCACTCAAGAAACTCCTAAGCTTGGCTGGGGCTTAGTCATGAAATCAGTTCTACCAGATTCGTTGGACAAGAACTGGGATCAGCAAGAAGATATTTTAAAGAAATGGGCAAAGGACAATAATATTGATCCGACCCTTGTTAAAAGAAGGACCCCGGTCGAAATTGCTTATGACACCTTGATATATTATGGTGCAAACAAGGAGTCACTGTTAGAGGGTAAATATGATTGGTCCGGCGTTCAGTCGTCCGACGGCAACTTCGTCAACGTTGGCGCCTTCGTTTCGGATGGTCTCAGCGTCAACAACGATACCCGTGACAACACGCTCTCCCATCTCGGCGTCTGCCCCTCTCGGTAGTTTCGCCTTGGGTGCTTGGTCTCCTTGATCCTTATTGATTCCTTGGTCTTTCGAAAAATTTTTTAAACTGGTAAAATCTATGTAAAAATGTAACATTTATTATATGTCTAACTCAAAAGAATCACTCCCACCGATACCAAATATGCCCACTACTCCTGAACGAATTATTCAGGAAAGAGGCGTAGATGCCACAAAAGAAAAAGAAAAACTCTCGCCAGAGCAACTTGAAGCCAGAGTCCAAGAACTCATGGACTTATCGGCGGCTCGAGCCGAAGCCTCTAAACATGTCCGTGAATCTTGGGGCGGTCTCACTAAAGATGAGCGCGAGGAATTAAAGAAAGAGGAAGGTCAAAATACAGGAGCTGTAGCAGCTCAATTCGACGCTCTCAAAGTTGACCCAGAGCTGGCAGAATTTTCTGAAAATGTCCTCGCCGAGTACGATCAGCGTATCCAAGAGCTGGGAAGCAACCCCAAAGTCATAGAAGCATATGGTGAGCGTTTTGAAGGAATGAAAGACGCTTTAGCTAAAGTTCTAGAGTATGAGCATATTCAGAAAGAACTCGATGCGATTACTAGTAGCGAACAGAAACTGCGTTTAATGTATGAAAAAGTCGGACGTTCACCCGGTCCGATTGAGCGAACCAAACTGACCGATTTGGCAAAGCGTAAAGAAGAACTCCAAAAAGAAATAAGTGGTTTTGAGTTGGATCCGGCATCGATTGACATGCTTCGACGCCGAGAGGTTCGGGGTATGCAAAGAGATTTAGAGCGTTACAACTTTGCTGAAACTGAATCCCGCACCGAACTCATTAGAGAAGTTTTACCTGACCTACTCCATGGCGCACCAATTCTATTTCAAGGTGAAACCGGCTCGGGCAAAACCCAGTTAGCTAAATATATTTCTCACAGATTTTTAGGCCACGAAGTATCGCCAATTTCTATCTCCGAACAGATTAAAGAATCCCAAATCATGGGAAGGGTTACACTGAAAGAAGGTGCCACCGATTTTCTGTACTCTGAAATGGTCAAAAGCATGAAAGAGGGCCGTCCAGTAATCATGGATGAGATCAACTTGATGCCTCATGAATTTCAAGGCATCCTCAATGAAATTTTCCAATTACGAATTGGTAGCACATGGAAGCACCCCTCTACCGGAGAATCAATCAAAGTTGCCCCTGGCTTTGTGATCTTTGCTACTGCCAACCTTAAGTCAGAACGCTACAAGCAACGCTATGAACTAGATGTTGCCACTCTAAGACGTTTCATCGGTGGTGCCGGTGCCAGAGAAATTCACTACTTGGATCTAGGCAAGAAAAGCAAAGAGGGAGAGTATATCGCACCAGAGACACTTAAGATTCTTGCCTCAGTGTTGGCAGATCGAAACGGCAACATTATTTGGAGCGAACAAGAATCACCTCAAAAACTTGATGAGCTAAAACGTTTTGTTGGTGCTTGCCGCAAAATTCAAGAAGACTTTACTTTGAGCGTTAGGGAAGGCTCTGAAGATTCATTGTCTCGAGGTGACAAATTGGCTTTCAAAGAATTAGTCATTACGCTCAAAGACCAGATTGAGATTATGAAAGCATGGAAAGCATCTGGTTTTGCCGAACCACTAGAAAGTATTGTCCTAAGAGAGTTTTTCAGAAAAGCTGAAATAAGCGGCCGAGCAGCCAAGGACAGGGAAAATATGGTCAAAGTGTTTATGGCTAATAAATTCTTCAAAGACACTGACCCAGAAGACTTTAATATCCAAGGGTTATCCTCTAAAACTGTTCGCCAGTGGCAAGGTAAAGAATAA